TTTCTTGTTCTTTTATTTTAGATTCTATATCTTTAGATGATGTTTTGCCAGTTCTAGCATTATGCTTAACCAATGCTTTTTCAATGACTGCGTCAGATGCATCTTTAGGATTAATTTTTTGAGGAGACATATTTGTACCATACACTATACCAAGTTTATTGCTAGGCATAGCATGTTCCATAAGCTGTAATACTTCGGGGTTTTGTTTGATTAGGTCGTCATATTTCCAAGGTTCTATACGTCCTGTTCTTATCATTCTTGATAATGTAATATGATTAGGGATTGTGATTGTAGTTAGTTGATGTTCTTCTAGTTGCAAATTTTGAATTTGTTCGGATAATGCTATTTCTTCTTGACTTGGTGCATGGGTAGGTATTTGTTGAGAAGGTTCTACAAATTCTGACATAGCTAATCCACCATGCTGTATTGCTTCGTTTATAACAAAACTTACTTCTTTTATTGAACCATCTGCACGAGTACCAAGAGATGTAGTGTTTAATTTACCGCTCTCAGCAGCGATTTTATCTTCAATTTGAGTAATTACTGCAGTACCCCAAAGTGACAATATCCCCTCAACTTCTTCAGTATATAATAATCCTCTTATATGTCCTGCGGTGTTATCTACATCGCTAGTATCGTGATTTTTAATTAAAGGAATCGAACGGGCTTGGTCAACTGGCGTATTCCAAGATTTTTTAAATATAGCAAAGGGGTTTTTATGTTTTTTGTGAATATACTCATTAGTTAATTTTAATAAAGTATTAATAAAGTTTTTATCTATCTTTACCATTGTACCGTTTTTATCAGGTATAGTTCCTAACTCATACGCTAATAAAACAGGTACTTCTAAATCATGAGTAGCAAACTTACCGTATTTTGTAAGATGTTCCATTGGAACTTCACGGTCGTGCTTAATGTAATTGGCTGCCAATTTTAGGACTTTCTACTCGCAATCACTGCGTGTTGAAATAATAGTTATATATAATTATTGGGATAATCTTACCATAAGTTATTGTATAAAAGCAAATATATTTTTATTTTATTTTTATTTTTACCTAAACATTGAACTATAGCATCGGCAACCATAATCCTCGCCAGGTTGATACTTAGCTGGTTGAGGGCTTCTGTCATCTAGTCTAAACCAATTGCCGTCCATTGCTGCGTGGCTAGGTCTAACACGCTTATCACGTTGCGTATGCCAATAATATTCGGTATATTTTTGTTGTTTAGCTGTAGTAAATAATAATTCTCGCATGTTGTTTATTGTAGATTGCGTGACAAATGTAATTATTTTATGCTCTACAGATTGAGCCAACTCATTTAAAAATAAATTACTTTGCTCTTTATCATAGTTATATGTATTTTCTAACACTGATAGCTCTTTGTATTTTGACTCTATATAATCAATAGTTATATTAAGCATCTGATTGTTAGCATCAAATAGTTTTACAATTAATTCAGCGTTTTGTGATTCTACCTGTGACTTTTTTATTAAATTAGCCAACACCTCTTTTATTTTGGATGTAAAAGGGATTACTGCAAGTTTTGGGGAGGTTATAATTTTATTAATATAACTATCTAAATTAATTAATGTTGATTTGTTTATAGCATTTAGATCTTCCCAATGTTGCAACCTCCACTGTTTTATAATTTGGTCTATAACATCAGGCGTAAGGGTTTTAACATCATTTAGCTGTACTAGCAATATACCTAACAACGCCAATAATTCATCTTGATATTTATTCTCTAGTTTTACAGAGTAGTCATGATAATTAGGAATGATTTTCATTTTCTTACCTTTTTAATTATTTAACCACAGCCCATGCCTAGGTTTTTGTTGTTGTGGTTTTTTATATACTTCAATAGCTGCTTTTTGATTAACTTGTGAGCTAATAGCATATGCCATATTATCAATTTGATCGTCGTGAGGCTTTATTTCACCAGCCATCAATACATGCTTCATATCAGCTCTAAAGCATTCGCATTCTTCAAAGAATGTATTAGCCCAAGCTGCATCATCAGGCACATTAACCCATTTACTTTTTATAATACCTAGCCCATCATTAAGACGATAAAATTTATCTTTTATTGGTTCAAGCTCAAAGCACGGTATAGCTTTGCGCGGCAATCTTTGCATCATACCAATACCGCAGGCTCCACGCTCTATATTAACACCTTTTGGGGTAAATATAATAGTATTATTATATCTTACGTCTCGCCAATAATGCCATTTATCTATTATTGCCTGCTCCAAGTCTGGCTCTTGCAGTCGTATTCGTAGCCAGTCGATAATATACCATTGTTGATCAAATTTACCCCTAGCCCACAATCCAAGTACACTATAATCGTTGGCTTCACTAGTCCGACTTGCACCATCAAGCACAAAATAACTTTCACTAAAAAATCCTGGTATTTTCATTTTTTCAGATAGTGAGTATCTGCTAAAATCATGGCGAGTCAATACAACGCCATAATCGCTATAGTCGATATCCCAATTGCCATCAAGAAGTTTAGCCCGCTCCACTGTATTTTGAGCCATTAAACTAGATAAATAGCTTGGATCTTTTTGCATTAGTATTTGATTGTCTGATAATTTTGCAGGTATAAAAGTAAATGATTTTGGCTCTGCTATATGCTGCAATTCTTCCGCTGTATCTGCCCATATTATTTCACCTTTATCGCGCACAAACCACCGCAATACCCCACTACGCTCAGGGATTGGATAGCCATCCGAACCTATCCACCAATCAATCATATTTCTAACCCAACTTATTTTGTCCGGATTAGTAGTAGCTCTAATATAAGGCTTTACGCCACAGACTGAGCGATTACGTGATAGCATGTAGAAAAATTGGGACTGTGTAAAATGAGTAAGTTCATCAAATGCTAAATAACATATTTGACTACCCTGATAATTATATACTGTTGTCTCATGTTCTAAATGCCCAAATTTAATACTCGACCCACTTCTAAAAGTCCAATCTAGCATATGTTGACGGGGGTGTCCTCCAATTGTCATATACATAGACATAGACTCATCCCACAAGCTACCTTGGTTGCGAATCATAGTATTATTGCGTCTAAAAATCATTGCATTAAAGTTGGGATTATCAATATTGCGTAACCCCTCTAATAGCAATGCGAATGACTTGCCACCCCCTGCCGCGCCACCGTAGATGCATATATCTGCTTCAGTTGATAAAAAGTCTTCCTGCGCACCAAGTTGCGGCTGTAGTATCACCACAAAAACCATGCAAAAAATAACATATTAATAACTATGATTAGAAATAATATATTACTCGTTTTACATAGCATTACTATTTGTCTATTTTGTCTATCTTGCTTCTTTTTGACAAATTTATTTATAGCTTGCTGAGCAGTTAATTTAGATTGAGTCATTATTTAGCTTTACTATCCAATTCTTGTTTACATAAGTGTACAATTTTGTCATTTACTTTAAATGTATACTGTTTATCGTTTACAAATTTTCTTTTATCAATAATTAATGAATTAGCATAATCATTAGTATTGATTTTTATTATAATTCTGTCTTCAAAATATTGCGTCATTTAATTTTACTGTCTAAGTCTTTTACAAGCTCAAATCTGCTCACTGTCTGCATAGTATCGTCAAGATTCTGCAAATCACCATGGCGCATAGCTTCAGCTGTATTAAATGGTATTATATTGCCACCTGCATCACGATATTTATCAAATGACAAGCCCATATTGATTTTGTCGTCTTTGTGGGCGTCATAATACCAATTTGGTACAGCTACTTCTTGCCCGATTCCCACCTGCACGTACTGATATTTACTACGTGAGCTAGTCAACTTACGTGCATATTTTTCCCAGTCCTCATCTTCTAACTTCTCCATCAAATCCAATTCGTGTTTATATTTGTCATCTGGAATATTGTGAAATTCTGTGCGCACGTTAAATTTTACTAATTTAGCCATTATTTTTTCCTTTTTATAATTTATTTTTACTTCTTTTGTTGTCAGGAATGTAGATTTTGACTTGACTAGTCTCCTCTACACCATTGTTATTAATTTGTACTGCCGCTGTTTCTTTACCAACACCTAATATAGCGTTAGCCGCTGTCATAGCGGGGGTTAAATTGCGTATTATCTCGCTAGTTAAGCCATACGTTGTGCCATTAGCGCCCTCCGCTTTTATGTATGTGCCATCAACATTATTAGCAACGATTTTTTTTGCTTGATTAGCTGCTAAATTTAACACGTCAAACATTGTACTTTGATAAGTTTGTGCTTGATATTTTAACTCAGCTAGTTCT